GTTCCCAAGACCAAAGGCTACTTCAAGGGCGGCAGAACCATGAAGAACAAGATGAACACCAAGGGTGGCAAGATGGGTGGCAAAGGCTAATGGCTGGAAAAAAAAGCCAAAGCAAATCAAAAAAGCCAATAGACCTCACAAAAGGCCGTAAGCCGATTACGGAAGAGGATGTTGAGCTTTATGATGGCCCGACAAGGGGCAAGCGAGGCTATAAGCTAGAGCCTGACTTTACTCCAGCGGCTACCTTTCCTGCTCCCATTGATCCTGTAGAAAAACGCATGGTCAACCCATTGGGCAATATAAGAAACGCCAAAATCAAACGACAGGGGCGAGAAGAAAGAGCGCGTAAAAGCAAAGAGCGTTTTGCAGAAAGGGAAAACAGAAGAAGACAATCACTTGTTGATGCCTTGGAAGACAATTATGGCTTTAATGATTCGGTAAAAGCCAAAGTTGACCTTGATGACAGAAAAGAAATGCGTGGCGGCGGAGCCGCTACTCGTGGAACCAAATTTTCTAGCAGGTCTAACTAAATGGCTATCGACCGCGTAGCAACGCCTTTTATCCCTCAGGGGGCTGGCGAAAACTTAGAGATCGTGATCGAAAACCCTGAGTCTGTCAGTGTGATGGACGAAGAGGGGGGTATGATTATTGATTTCGACCCAAA